TCTGACTTTCTTTGCGCCCATTTGCCTTTTTTGATTGATCACCAATTTTTGAATGGCTGGTTGATAAGTCAAAGAAGGTTTTGCCATCCATTCGGGGCGCGCATGGGACCCAATTGTTTGGCGGTGTGAATAGGTTGATGCACCTTGATATCCCATTGTATAGGAATACCGGCGATAAGCGATTGTAGAACCCGCATATCCATTTGCAGCATAGAACCAATATGATCCCTTATCATGCATGAATCGGCATCCAAAATTGATTGCAAGCATTTCGATTGCCTTTCTGCAATCAATCATATTTAATGGCTCATAAATGCCATTGATGACATCAATTGATTTGACATCTTGGAATGGATCATAATCAGGCAAAAAAGTATTGATGTCTAAATACATGACATCCAATCCCTTTCTAACTGCATTTGTTGCATAAATTACCGATGCATCATAAAAATATGAATTGCTGATTCCAAGGGTAACCCAATAATTATATAAATTTAATTTTTCAAGACATTTTCGGATCAGATATGTTGGTTGAATCTTTCCATCGGTGAACCATGATTCATCCACTTTGAACCCCTCCATCAATTCCAATCCATCAACCGCCGTCAAATCAATGATTGGTTTTGATGCAATTGATTCCCGCAATCGGGTCATTTGATCCGCAACAACTCGCCCGATAAAAAATGGCGCATTATCTCGATAAACAATTAAGGCCCAATAATTTTCAAGATTGGTTGACAATGAAATAAAATCATCCAACACTGTTTGATCAGGAATGACCCATTGTGTTGAAACTTTTGATGATCTGATTGGCGATTCATACCATGGTGTTCCTTGGCCTTGAATTTCTAAATTGAAACCATCTGATGCCAATATTAATTCAGTTGATGAATTAAGCGATTGTAATTTGGTCAATAAGCATGATGAACCTTCTTGATAACCTCCGGCGGCCAATACCCTTTCGGCATATAATCGCGCGGTGATTTCCGGTGTGGTTCCTGATGCGGAATCCCATAATTCAACCCGATATTGATTGTTGGTTATTGAATAGAATGAACCAAAATATTTCCTTGCCATTATCCGCGCTTTGAATCTTTGTTATATCTTTCCAATACAATCGCCAAATCGCGCCCCTGAATTGTTGTTGATGCAATATATCCGCTTGATTGATCTGATCGCATTAATGTCTTTAATTTGTCTAAAGGTGCAATGACTTCAGGGTTTGATCTTGCACCGGGATATTCACCCATCAAACCTAATGTTGGGCCGCTGACAATACCACCATTTGCAAATGCTGGCACCGATGGACCTTTTGACATTTGATTTTTCATTGCAGTTCCAATTGCAACCAATGCAATACCCGCAACCAATGCTTCGGTAGGATTGGCAAATGCGGTTTGCAATTTTTCAATTCCAATTGCATATGTAATCATCATTTTACCAATGGTTGCCAAAAATCCACCTAATGCCATGATAATTGAATCGCCAAAATTTGCCATGACATCTTTTTGCCCTGACAATGCCCCGCCAATCGCTTCACCAAATCCAACTGAAATATCAACACCCAATTGGGAAATGGCCGCGCCAATGTCCGTTGTTAATTTTTTAAAATCTTGAACTACTTGTGAATAGGATTTGGGATCAATTTTGACCTGAATCAAAACCGGTATATTGCCGGTTTTTGTAGTTCCGGCAACCATTGATGATGGGTTAAAAGATTCGCGAATTTCTTTTGCTTTCTTTGCAATTTTATATCGATATTCCTCTAAATATACGATGCTTGATCGCATAATTTTTTGAATAGACAATTCGGCCATTATTTCGGCTTCTTTTGCTTTTTTGCTTTCTTCGCTTCTTTTCTTACTTTCTGCGCCTCTTTTTTCTTGTTCTTGCGCTTTTATTTCGGTGATTCTTTTTTCAACTTCAAATGTATCGGCCTCTAAACTTAACAATGCCAATGAATTTTCCGATTGTTGTTTTTTGAATTCTTCAATTCTTTTTTTATGCCTTACAATTGCATCTGCGTCTTCACTTTGTTTTGCGGCAACTAAATCTTGATCTGCATATAAAAGTTCCTTACTTAATTTTATTTCTTGCTCTTTTCGGGATTTTGTTTCACTTGCAATTTTTTGTAATTCTCTATTTAATGCAGTTTCATCATTAAATCTTGCCCGCAATCCGCGAATTTGAATATCAAATAATTTATTGGTTTTTTCAATTTGTTGATTCAGCAACCCATATGCAGCAACCGCATCTTTAATTTTTGGCGCTTCTTCATTTACTTGTGTAAATGCATTGTATAATGAAATAATAGACGCAATCACTATGGCCCCAACCATGAATGGATTGGCCATCATAAATGTTCGAATACCAACCAAAACCCCTGATAAAACCGAAAATTGTCTTTGCAAATCAACAACCATCATAATTGCGGCGGTCATATTTAATGCTGCATTAATTCCCAATAAAGTATTCCGCAATGCTTTGTTGTCATCTGACATGATTGCAATAATTGAACTAACAGAACTGAATGAAGTTGCCAATCCATTCAATGCCGCGCGCGTTCCGCCCAATGTCTGATTTGTCACCCCTAATTGTTGGGTGTATTGTTGTTTTGTCGCACTTAATTGCGACACCGCCAATGACTGATCTTTTAATGCGGTTTTTGTTGCTTCAATTTCTCTTTTAACCGCTTTTTGGCCTTGAATATCCATTTTTGACATGGAATCCCTTTTTTGGCGCAATTTTTCTAATTCGGTTTGAAATTCGCGGGTGATATTTTTTTGTTCATCAATAGTATCTGTTACTTGCTTAATCTTTTGGCGCAATTGACCGGATCCCAATGAATTTTCAATCGCATTTCCGGCTGCATCGGCTGATTGGCCCATTCGCTTTGCACTGGCATCCATTGTATCGGCTGCCTTTTTGATATTGCGATTGAATGCATCGGTGATGGCATTCAGGACGATATTGATTGAACTTAATGCCATTATTTATTGTAATTAATGATATAATCTTGTGCGATATGATAAACACCGGCAAATGCCGCATTGTCATCAGTCAAATGAACTTCGGAATCAAATTCGCATGTTTGAACATAAACCGAATTGAATATCGCCGGCAATGTCAATTGCATCGCATTTCTGACAAGATCAGCAACTTGAACTGCACTTTGATAAGATGTTCCAAATGAATTGATTTGAACCCTTGCAAAATCACTTTTTGATGTACTTGATTTTGATGGGTGTGGAACAATCGAAACCAATTGATAAGAAATCGCCGGGAATGCTGATTCTTGTGGAATCCTTAATGGATTGATTCGGGTCGAAACAACCGCCGTCAATGCTGAATTATTGGATAAAATATTGTATACTGCATTTATGGCTTTCATGCTTCGGCTGGCGGGGTTAACTTCGCAAATATATCCGCATATTGAGTAATTTTTGCAACAATATCATCCGGCTGCATTATTTCCCATGGAAATGCCATCAACTTATTTGGCGCAATGGGTTTTTTCAAATGGGGTGAAATAATTGTGGCCGCCATCCATCGCGTCATTTCCCAATTATTCTTAAATTGTTGATATTGCGCTTCGCGCATTCCATGAAGTCGATGCCTAAAATAAATGGGTGTGCAATTATTGAATGAATCTTCATCCATCCCCATTTCCCCAAATGCCAATTCCTTGATGCGGTCAAAAGTTAGGGGATCGGCTTTGCCGCCATCTACTTTCCCGACAATTCTTCGCTGCCTTTTTTGGGTTTGAAAAAATCTTCGATTGCCTTTGTGAATGCAATGATTGCTGGTTCAACATCGGAAAATGAATCAATCGCATCCGCAAAATCATCAATATCAACAAATGGGAATTTTTCACCTGATTTGCGATATCCTGACTTGATGCCATAATATGCGCAGCATCGCGCAAATGCCAATGATTTTGCAATATTTTGTGAATTTAATGAATCACCTAATTCCGAAAAATCGGCCATGTTCAATTCGGCCATTACTGATTCAATGGCGCGCATGTTAAAAATAAGGGGATGACATGCACCCCCTATTTCGATTTTGTCTTTCATGCCACAAATATAGGCAAATTAATTAAGGCATTGTGCTAACTGTCAATGCGCCGGTTCCTTGAATCGATGCAGTGAAAGTTGAAACGGCATTTTGTGGGGCGGTCAATTTCAAATCATTGAATAATGCCGCGCCGCTTAATTTCAAATCACCGGTAACTGCTGATGTCATCACAATTGTGATTTCAGTTCCGGCCATCAAATCGGCGATGATTTCTTTCCAACTGATCAATGCGCCAACTGATGCATCTTCTTCGAACATTCCTTCAACCGTCATTGTATATCCATACTCGCCCGCGATGTATTCTTTCGCGCCCGCTGAATCTTTGTTGGTTGTTTCAATCATGTCCTTTGTGATTGTGAAATCATTTGATGTCGCATTTGCGATTTTGGTGTTTACTGTCGCGATTACTTTGTAAATCGAGATCAGGGTTCCATTGGTGATGCCTGTGCTTGCCATGTTATTATTTTTTTATTTTTTTTACTTTGTTTCAATTCCGGCTTTGTCTGCCATTGCTTTGATATATTTTTCAACTCTCCTTGTCACACCTTGAATGAATGGGGCCTTACCTTCGTCAAATGCTGGTCGCATAAATGGCTTTGCTGGTCCCGATCCGGTGTCATGAATTGAATTTGATGTCTTTGATTTGTAATCCCTTGATGCGGTTCCATATTCTAATAAATGCGCATGAAACCCCTTATAATTTCCATAAACTCGCGCGCCAATCAACCTTGTTGATGGATATTTTCCGCGCGATGCTCTATTGATAAATCCAATTGATTTGCGCAAATTTCCGGTATTATCTTGAATCTTTGATTTTGCCAAGGTGATAAATATTTCACCCTCTAATTCAAGAAATTGACCCATGATTGCGGCCGGGACTTGCATGCGCCTGACCTCATCAATAATGATTTTATTCTTTTCATATGATATTTGGCCATTCTTATTCATTGTACCAATTCCGCTTGAATTTTCAAATACATGTCCCTTTCAATATTTGCGACATTGATAATATTATAATTTTTTGAATCCCACACAATTCGGTGGGTAACTTGAACCGATGAATTGAACCGGATGGTGAATTGAACTGTTTGTTTGTGTTCCCTTCGATCAGCATCGACAACTTCACTTCCTGATTCCGCTTGTTGAATTCGGGACCATGCGGTTGCATATTCGGACCATGATTGCAATTTTTCACCGGTGTTTGAATCAATGCTTTCTGAATAAGATTGCAAAGAAACCAACTGATCCATCAACCCGGCGTTCATGACAATACACTTATTTTATAAGCATCTAACAAATATTGAAACCCAAAATTCAAAGGTGAATTCTGAACCCCAACTGTGATGGCTTGGCGATTGTCATAATATTGTCCAACCAATAACAATGCCGCATGCTTGATTGATGCGGGGCAAAGTTTGTCAGGATCAACACCCGCGGTTCCCGCTGGTTCAAAACCTTCGGTCACCTCGATGATATATTTGATCAGATCATCAGTGATTGATGTCGGCGATGATTCAATGAATACATTGCGCGAAAACAATCCCATCGGATCGGTTGATGAAATCCATGCATTTGCATCAAATTCGGTCAATGTTTGTGAACTATTCAAATAGTAAACCTTTAAAATAGCCAAAATGCGACTATTCAAGCGAAAATAATTGCCGGATGGTATATTCAATCCATTGATCGGATTCACCATCGCTGGCGCGCCGGTAAAACCATCAAATGCATACCGCGCAGTTCCTTTCCTGATGGAATAACCTAAATAGGCGGAACATGATTCAATTGCCATCGAAATCAAGTTGGTGATATATGCATCATCAGAACTTGATGTCACGCGCAAATGTTGTTTGGCCTCCGCTAAACTGACATAATCAGTTGCGGCATTGGCGAATGCGGTGTATCTTCTTGCAACAAACATTTTATTCAGCGTCTAATTCAGTTTCGGGATTGATCGGTTTCTTTTTGCTCACTTTTGGATTTTCAATTATTTCATCTTCAACGACTTCAATTGCCCCGGCCTCCAATAACAATTCGCATTGTTTGGAATCCATTTCAACAATTTCGCCCGCATTATAAGACAAATTAAATTTGCCGGTTGGGTTAATCAAAAATTTCACTTTCATGGCCCATGGGCGGTGCAATCAAGACCACCCATGGCATGCGGATAAACCCCCGCATGGGTTTTGATTTGTTGTTATTAAGCAACAATATCTTTACACACGGCAAATGCGCCGGGGTTCAATACTGCTGTATCTAAATAAGCATTCAATACAACATTAGTCAAACCGGCGGTTGCACCTGAATATGGATCCACTGTGAGTTCCATTCCACCCCATGATCCAACTAAAAATTTAGACCAATCCGCGAAAATCATGGCTGACAATGCGCTTGAATTACCTTTTGTCAAAGTTGAAGGACACAAAGTTGTTGTAGCAACACCATATCCATTCAAATCGGTTCCACCTGATGCCCAAATGAAGTTTCCTTCAACACCTGATGCCTGACGGCTTGTTGTTTGCAATTTGGCTTTAACCAATGGGTTTGTCAAATAAGCATATCCATTTCCATTGCTATTTTCAACCGCTTTCATCAAGTTTACAACATCAGCCCAAACCGGTGCAGCACCATTGGCATTTGTTCCATTTGATGTCGCGCCACCTGCATAAACAACATTGACATTGGCATTTGCAATGATTCCGGTTGGCTCATTTGATCCACCACCTTTAATCGCTGCACTTTCCAATGATTGTGCCATTGCATTCAACAACCAACTTCTTACATAACCATCAATTGAATTGCTTGATTGCAACATCAACTGATTAGATACCTGAATATAAGCGGCCAATCTTTTTGGGCTTAAAGTTACTTTTGAAAATGCTGGTGATTTTTCAGTTGCAGTTCCATTTTCAGTATTCCAACCTGCTGATGGCAAAGTGCTGGCAGTTGGTAAATCCAAGTTTCCAACCAATCCGCTAAGTTGTTGAACACCTAATCCGGCCAACACAGTTTTTGGCAACAATACATCGATGATTGAACCAACTGATGTTTGAACATTCACACCACCTTCTGATCCACTTGATCCGCCGGTTGCAGTCATATCGCGCTTGAAAACCTCGGATGGGATTTTGATGCTATGTGCAGAAACACTCACACCACTTCTTTGGAATTCGTCGCCACCCATTGCAGAAAATTCACCTTCAACACCTTCGCGACGGCCGGTAATTGCCATTTCCATTGCGCGTTTGAATGAATACTCTTTCGCCATGTTGCTTTTTTCCTTTTCTTCGCTGCGGCTGGCACTATGGCCGGCGGCTTGCGCTGCAAGGTTTTGCAATTTTTCAAGGGTTTCAACCTCGGATTTGATAGCACCTAAGCGGGCCTCAATTTCGGTCAATCGGCTTGTTTCTGAATCGGCCATTGATCTGCTTTCCTTTTCAATGGTTGTTTGCAAAGTTGCCAATTCACCAAGTAAACGGCCTCTTTCTTCTTTTAATGCTTTGATTTTATTCATGATTTTTAGTTTTTTTATAAGTTAGTATATCGCGCCAATGCCAATTTCAAAATGTCGGCACTGACATTGCTTCTTTTTGCTGATTCGATTTCCAAATCCTGATCGCGCATTGCGATGATGGATCTTGCATCGGCTTCGGTTTCTTCATATGCCGGATAAGTTACCGGTGAAACATCAAACAATTGATCAATTATTTTGATTGTTCTTTTGCCCATGTTGCCATATTTTTCAGATTCGGTCCAAACTTGTTCCTTGATTGTAAATGCAAATGATGATTGTGTAATATCACCGCGCATGATTGATCGAACCACTGACATATGGGTTGGGTTTTCATAATCAGGAACCCAAGTATATTCCAAATTTCCATCAGCATTGACAAAAACATTGCATGTGTTCGCCTTTGTCCGGCCCAATATTAATTCAGATTCATGATTGAACAAACAACGGATGTCATATTCGCCCGATAATGCATAATCAAATGCACCGGTCAATATCACTTCTTCGAACATGCCCAAATCAGTCACCGAATTGACAACGGCGGCAATTCCGCCAATTTCGGTTGGCATTCCTTCACCGGTGGCCCTTGCATGCACTGTGCCGGTGAATGTTCTTTTTTCTTGTTTCATTATAAATTGGTTTGATTATTGATGCCGCTTGGGTTGTTTGTTTTATCGACTGATGCCATTAGTTGTTCAATTTTTGCATCCATGAATGCATCCATTTTGGATGATGGCATCAAATTGGCTTCGATCAAATATTCGTCGCCTCCTTCAAATCCATTTGCATCTTCAAATTCGCGGGCTTCATTCCTTGACAACCAACCACCGCGGATTCCTTTATTGTAAAAATCGGCGCGATCATTTGCGCTGGCCCTTAGCAATGAATTGAAATTGAATTTGAAATAATAAACAGACTTGTCATATTCGGTTAACAATTTGCGCTGAAATTCTTGTTCGATATTGATCGCATATGCCATCAATGTCCGCATATAGAAATCTTGATATTCTTGTTCCACCGATGATTGTGTTCCATCCTTGGCACCAATCATTGATGCTGGCACCCCAAAGATTCGCGCGATTTCTTCGGAATCAAATTTCCTTGTGTCCAAATATTGCGCTTCTTCCGGTGTCAATGACAATTTTTCCATCTTGATGCCTTGTGGCAATACAGTTGATCGCGCAGCCCCATCAATAACATCATCCAATGATTTTTTCAATGGTCCGGCTTGTTCCGGTTTGATTTGCGAATCCGATGTCAAAAGGAATTTTAACACCCCATTTTTGTAAACACCCGCATTCCCTGAAATTGCCGCCAAATCAATTCCCAATGTTTCGGCATGCAAAACAATTGGTGAAACACCGGCCAATGGATTGTCCAAACATTGACCTTTGAAATGCAACATGTCAACCGCCGGAATAACCGATGGATAACCCGGCGCGCTGCATTTATAGAACAA